ATTTTTGTCTTGAGTTCTTTAAAATCCTCAAAGCTCATTTTTCTATTCACATTAAAAGTAATTACACCTTGTGAAGTAAATGTAATCCCTGTATTTTCATATTCTCCTGAATATGTTACAAAGTATGTGGTTTCTCTTTTTATTATTTTTCTCAATATTTTTTCAATAAATTTCATAAAAACATCCACCCCCTATAAAAATTTTTCCAGATTTGGTTCTTCAAAAGTTTCAGGTTTGATTATTTTTCCATCTGCTCGCCTTAAAACTGTTCCGTCCTTGCACACCTTTGTCATGTTACTTCTGTGCACTTCTTTAAAAGCTTCATAGACTGTATGTATGTCAAAATCAGTTCTTTTTCTCATTTTTTCTGCTGTTGATTTTTCCCAGATGCCGCCTTTCGTCCATTTCTGCTTTGCTTGTTCTATGCTTTTACTATTTTCAAGCAGATTTCCTGCTGCAACATAGAACATGTCGCATATAGCATCCAGTTGCCCTTTTCTTCTCAGCTTTTCTCTTTTTTTAGCACTAGCTTCTATGAATTCGGTCAGTTCTTCATGAAATATATTTTCCCTCATTGTTTTTCTTTCAATGTTTTTATACTTTCCAGTTCCTATATATTCTCCATCATTTACTGCTCTATAAAATTCTCCTACCATTTCAATCATTCCGTAAACCTGCTTATTTGTCATTTTTATCTATCCTCTCTCTAGAATTTCCATATATATTTTATTTTCTTTATTTCCTATTATTTTGTGTGTGAATAAGTCATCAATAAGTTCATCATCTTCTATAACTGTTCCTTTTAAAGAATCCAGTATTGCTTTGTTGTAGTTATCTATATCCCTTTTTCTTCTGCCTTTAAAATATAGCCACATTTCAACTCTTAATCTGCCAGTCAGGAGCTTTCCTTTATACTGTTGCCTTAATTCATATGTTGCTATTTCTTCAAATTCCTTGCCTTTTTTTGATTTAAATCTGCCTTTCGGTTTATTAACCCAAATCTGATTTACAGAAGGTGGCATTGTTGATAAAGTAAGTTTAATCATTATTATCACATTCTTCTAAATACCAGTCTAAGTATGTTTTAGCTTTTCTATAATCCTCAACACCATTTTTCTTTTCTGCTCTTATCAGATACTTCATTGTATTTCCCTTGCAAAATGCCTTAAATCCCTCTTTTCCAAGAATGGACTTAATAACTTCTATGCTTTCCACATTCAAGCCCTCTAATTTATAGTGTTTGGGACTTTTAATGTTATCGTTATTATTTAATTTGTTTTCTCTTCTTATACTAATTAACTTAATTCCTTTCTTTCCCATTTATAGTTCCTCCTATTTTCAGATTTTTAAGTTGCCATTCATCAAATCAGGCAACATTTTATCTCTTAATTCTGTCAAATATCTGTTCTCTTCGTTGTTTAAAAAATGTAGCATTGTTCGCCATGTGTTTAACGTCATCAACATAAGCGACGTAATTTCTGCTTTATCCATATTCTCAATTTTCAATTCTTTATATTTTGTTGTCCTTATGTAGTCTTGAGTTGGAAGTTCAATTTCTAATTTTAAAACTTCTTTTATTGTTTTATTTATTTCTTTAGTTGTTTCATCAGATTTAGTAGCATTTTGAAAAACTTCTAAAAATCCGATTTCTTTTGCCCACGTTTCGTTTATAGTGAGCTTATTTTCATTTTTTTGAATCATTACTCTTTGCAAGTCTTCCAATATATCCTTGTAGCTCCTACTGTATTTTTCTTCTGTTTTTATTTCAATATACCGTAGCGGTTGCCAATTTTCTTCTTGTATTTCAGTATTTTTGATAGTTTTAGAGAAATTTACTATATTTCTTTTTTCTGTTATACAAGACAATATTGTTGCTATCTGTTCGTCAGAATAGGTTTTTAATACTTTTGTATAAACTCTATTTTTAGCATGATCTTCTCCTTTTTGCTTTCTTTCTTCTTCTATAAAAAAATTTTTGCAATTTAAAAAACTTATTTCTTCTGAATCCTCAAAAAATAATACTGTTGTCGGTATAGCTGTACTTTCAAACATTCCTCCTGGATTTTCAATTACTGCTCTTATTTTATTTTTTTCTTTCAAATATTTTCTAGCTTCTTTTTCTTCATTAGAACTTGTTACTCCATTTGGCAAAATAAAAGCTACTTTTCCATTAACTCTTTCAAGCATTTTTAAAATAAATACAAAGTTCATATTTTTTAACTCTACTTCTTCTTTATATTCACCTTTTAGATTAAATGGAGGGTTAGAAATTCCACAGTCAAATTTTGGATATTCAAAAAACATACAGATTTCTATTTCAGAAAATTTTTCTCCTTTTGTTAGTTTATAAACTGTTTTTCTTTCACTAGTTAAAACATTGCTATTTATTACATAACCTTCAATATTTCTAATTTTTAGATTAAATAATAAAAAAGGAATCAAATTTTCATCGAGTTCTTCGCATACAAACTTTAATTCTTTATTGCTACACCATTTTTGAATTGTTAAAGCTCCACTTCCAGAACACATGTCATAAACCCACTCTTCATTTTCTGATTCAGTTAAGCATGAAAGTAGTTTTCCTAAGCTCTTTGGTGTAAAATCCTGTTTTTTATTCTCTCTATCTGACATAAAAAATTGATATATTTTTTGCAGATAATCTGTTTCTAAATCATTATTTATTAACTCTAAATATTTAGAACAATTAGACCCAGTCAATAAGTCTAAATTAAAATCTTCCAGTTCCCCAAATATTGCTTTAAATTTTTCTGTTAACTCTTTTAATTCCAAATTTCCTCCTATTTAAAATTTTCTTCTTTTTGTATTTCATTGAATTTTGATTCTGAAACCGTTTTACTGCCCGAATGCAGTCCTTTAATCGCTCCCTTGTGCTTTTTTACAAACTCCAATATCTTTTCATAGTTATCTGACTTTATCTGATGTTTCTGCCCATACATATCTGTTATTTCCATGAAGTATATTTTTATTTTCATTAATCTATTCCCTCGCCCATTCCTCAAGAGTGTTATATCTTTTTATTATTTTCCCAGTTTCATTAGAATAGATTACATACCCAGCAAGACTCTCATTGAATCTTGGAATGGTTTGCTCTTTTAAAATTACTTTTTCTCTTTTTAATTTCTGAATTTGATTCCTTACTGAATAAATTGTTCTTTCAAGTTTTTTTGCACAATACAATCCGCCTTTTTCATAGTAATTTTCTTTTAAGAATTTTTTTTCAGATTCAGTATAATTTTTCATATTTTTTGAATAAATTTTATTATTCCTGATTTTTGTTAAGCTTGTGCTTCCAAATAAACATTGCATTCTCTTCTTTAAAGCTCCTTCTGTTCTTCCAAGCTTTCTTGCAATAGCTTTTATTGTGAGTTTTGATTTAAAAATCAGTTTATTTAAATATTCTATATCCTGTTCAGTATATTCCCTAGTATTGAACTTTATTTCAAAAGCCTTTTGACTCACAGAATCATAGCTTCTGCCTAAAGCTTCTGCTATTTCCTTTAAGCTTAATCTTTTTATTAATTTTAATCTCTTTATGTCTTCGATTTCCTGAACAGTCCATTCTTTTCCTCTTGCCATTTACACCTCCTGAAACAGACTTAATTGTTTAGTTTTTTTCTTTGGCAAAAAACTGTTTCTTTTCTTTTCAAGTTCTGAATAATGTTTTTCCCACCATTCATAACTTTCCTTCTCTTTTTTAAAAAATTCATGTCTTTTTTTTAATTCATCAACTATATAGTTTTTAAAAATTTTCTTTTCAAGTTCAAAAATTTTTTTAAGTTCTTTTGGCTGTTGATAAAGTTCCAGTGCCTCTTTTTCTATTTCTCTTCTTTCTTTGACAAAGAGCATTTTATGATTATATTTTTTCTTGAAGTTTTCCCTGTTTTTTAAAAAAGGCAACAAAAATTCATAAACTAAATTAATATAATCAGCCATTTCTGCTGGATAACTTTTTTCATTTGTAATGGGAATATAATATATTCCTAGGGTTAATCTTTCAAAATCATCTCTTGAAATTCCTTCAAGTGTGTAAAACCAGTAAAATTGGGAATTATCAGAAATAAATTCTTTTTTTGTCAGTAATAATTCAATATTTTCATATGTTATTTCTTTTTTAAAAATACCTATTAAATCTTTAAAGTACTCTTTATAGATTTCTTCTAAAATTTTTGTAATTTCTGCATACATGAAGATATCTTCAGAGCGATAAACCATAAAGCTTGAATTAGAAAAAATACCATAATCATCAATGTAAAAATCTCTTATTCCTCCCGTTCTTAAATCTGGGATAACAAGTAATTGCATTTCTCCATAAAAATCATTGAATTTTATCCCGTATATTGTTATTACTTTAAAGATTTTTTTCTCTGGGAATAAGTCTCCCCAACGTTTTTCTTCGTTTCCAACGGTTATGAAAATTTTCGAATTTACATCATTTATTTTGAATTTTTTAAGCTTTTTTATTATCTCTTTTTCCTTGCTATAAATAAATTCCTCTAATTTATCATATGCAGCTTTCTTTTTCTTCCTTTTGTGTGCAAGGATTTGCCTTTCAATTGCTTTCTTTATTTCTCTATCTTTTATCATTGTTATTCCTTATTAAAACTGCTCAACTGTTCTATTTTATCCTTGTTGTTCAGCTTTTCCTGTATTAATTCATCTATTTCCTTGTCAATTTTGATATTTCTGTCTTCTAGTTCGGTTATAATCTGATATTTAGTTTTCATCTTTACCTCCGCTGATCCTTTGACTTGACTTCTGAAATCCAAATGTTATGTCTCCAGTTCTTCCCTGCCTATTTTTCCTTATCAACATTTCCAAAAATACAAAGTCTTCGTTTTTCATTTCTTCATCATAATAGTCTTCTCTGTATAGAAGACCTATAATGTCCGCTGCCTGTTCTATTCCTCCTGAATCTCTTAAGTCGGACATTTCAGGCTTTTTATTTTTTCCAGTTCTTGCTTCATTGCTTCTGTTAAGCTGTGCAAGTACTACAATGCAAGTATTAAGATCTTTTGAAAGCATTTTAAGGGCATTTGCCATATATTCAACTTCCAAATTCCTATTTTGGAACTTCTTACTGCTTCTCATCATTGTTAAATAGTCAATTACAACAAGCTTAAAAGGATTTTTTTTGTGTGCAATACGGATCTTATTAACAATCACTTCAAATTCCATTTTTAGGCAGTAAAGAATATCGAATTTCATGTTATCAATAGTTGCTATAGCTCTGCTTAATGCCGAAGTTTCCCTGTCTGTCTGTTCCCTGAAGCTTAGTCTGTTAAGTGCTACATCTGCTTCACTTGCTAAAAGTCTTTCCGTTATTTCACTTTCATTCATTTCAAGATTAACAAATAAGCAATTATGCCTTTTAGCTGTTTCTTTAAAAAATGTAAGTCCTAATGCAGTTTTTCCCATTGAAGGTCTTGCACCAATTATGATCAGATGACCACCCAGAAAATTGAAATACTTCTGCATGTTTGTAAAAGGACTTCTTACTCCATTCATAACCTTTTTTTCTATCTTTTCTGACCAGTTACTAAGCAGATTTCGAGGTTTTAAAATTTTATAGCTTTCGTCTTCTTCCTCATTTATTTTTTCTGATAACTCCCTGATTTCAGAAGATTTCTGCTCCAAAGTAAGTTCTTCATTACTCATTATTTCTTTTACTTTGCTTTCAAATAAGTCTTTCTGATATT